CGAGCATTCATCTTTCGCTCGAGTCAAATGACGCTACTCCCTGGCAAATTCCTTTTCTGAATACTGGTCTCTTCTTTGGCCAGCATAAAGTCCAGGAACGGCGGGACGTTCGCGAGAAAGGCTTGGAGGATGTGGTGTCCGAGGCTGTCCAGAGCAATCTTTGCTCCGAAGAGCATCTATGCGATCTCTACGCACGTGCTCATCTTGGACAGGACCCGGCTCAAGGACTTAGTCAGAACTTGAACACTTTGCTGGCAGGTACCCTTCCGGGTCGCCAGCGGGACATCCTCGGGCAGTTCCTTGCCCTGCACGCCGACGAGCTTCGTCGTGAGTGTGCTGTCGTGATAGAGAGTCGAGGCAAGACCTCGCTGAAGACACGCAATCTCTTTCTTCCATTATCGGTAGGCGGCATGGGAGTTCTTCCCCCTTTGGGCCACCGATTCCGTACGACTTCGACGGATCATTGGATTGCATCTGCGTGTCTCCTCTCATGTAGCGCGCCCATGACTGGGCCCGGTCCTCTGCCAGGCTATCCGCTAGAGAAGCTCGATCCTGAGCTCGCGGTTCCCTGGGTGAAGCCTACGATGGAGAAAATGCTGTTCAGCCTTCGCTGCAGGTCCTCGATTTCTGAGGATACTGGAACCCTTTTGCGGCTCACAAGCATCTCCCGTAAGGTGGTCAGAGTGGGCGTTCAGAGGTATGGACCTCGCCCGGGGTTAAAGACCCTGTAGGAATGGACGTCGTGAGGAGGATTGTTGATCCGGTCCTGGTTAAGACGTTAAACTGACCATTGGGTTCTGCAGTGTAGACCACCCAAAACGGTGCCACATTGTGGTCTCGGCTATGCCGTGAGTTCCGTACCAAGTCCTTCGAGCGAAGCTTAGCGACGCGTTGGACGTAGTGTCGAGAGACTGCACGGGTGGGCGATGTGGGATAGGAGCCGTGGTTGCAAGCGCATGCTTATGAAAAAATGTAATAGCCTCTGCGCACCATTAAGGCTCGGTACCTATCGTTCTGCAGGATGTACAGTCCCCCTCTGTTCATGGGGGATCCAATACAATGAACAAACAGATCAACAATTCCTCGGGTTCGAAGCGCAAGGCGCAGAACCCCCCTTCCGCCCAGCCTCGGGCGAAGCGCCAGCGTGTGCCTCGTGCACAGCGGGCGAATGGTCCTCGGATCCCTCAGAATCCGGGCCAGGCTCCTCAGCCTTTCGCCGCCGCCCCTCGGGGCGGTGCTCAGCGTCAGGTGGGCGTGTCAGCTGCCTATGCGAGTGGCCAGCGGTCCTCCGCACCTCGCATTCAGGCAAGTCGCGATTCCTCTCGGATTGTTCATCGAGAGCTAATCGCGTCCGTGGTTGGTTCTCAGGCTTTTGCTGTTGCAAATCAGTTCAGCCTCAACCCCGGTCTTCAGGCGACGTTCCCGTGGTTGTCTACCCAGGCCCAAGGCTGGGAGCGCTATCGGTTTAACAAGCTGAAGTTTTGCTACTACACGCGCACAGGCTCGAATGTGCCTGGTTCAGTCCAGCTCGTTCCGGACTACGACGCGGCGGACCCTGCGCCCGTCAGCGAGCAAGTGGCCTCGTCTTACGAGGATGTGGAAGAAGATGCTCCTTGGAAGGACATCGAGTGCGAACTTCGTCCAGCGGCTCTTCATGCGCTGGGTCCTTCGAAGTTCATTCGTCAAGGCGTTCTCGCCGCGAATCAAGACATCAAGACTTATGATGCCGGCACTTTCTTCCTCTGTACCACTGACGGCACTGCCGTCAATTGGGGCAAGCTTTGGGTCGAGTACGATGTGACCCTCATGACACCGCAGCTTAATGCCGGTGGGGGCGGCTCTCTTGCCGCCTTTCAAGCTGCCTCCTCTGCTCCGACGAGTGCGAGTTTCCTCGCGGCCCCGACACTGGGTGTCAACTCTCTCCCTCTCGTGTCTGTGAGTGGGAATGTTGTGACATTCAACCAGGCGGGCCAGTTTATGATGTCCTACAATGTCAACGGTACTACCTGCACCCAGACCAGCCCTCCGGCTGCGGCGGCAGGTGCCGTTTACTCCGATTTTACTTCGGCGGGTTCGGGCACTTCGAACCTCAATCAGGACTTCATCCTGTCGGCAGTCGTAGGCTCGACTGTGACCTTCGACAACACGCTGGTTGCCGGCGTTGGCAGCGGACTCATCGTCGCTGCCATCCCTGCCAACCTTCAGGCGGCGTAAGGGCTCAAAAGTGACATGGCGGGCTACTGTTCCTAAGAAGACAGTGCAAATTTGGCCAATATCGGATAGAGAGAGACTGCGATGGCATATCTCCCTGGAGTTAGGATGGAAAATAATCCGGACGTTTCTAATACGTCGCGGCGATTAGAGGATGGTTAAGAAAGGACTGATCCGTGCCAACTAGTCGTTCGAAAGACCAAGTAGCACGGGCATGAGCCCCTATGAGAAACTACCACAGCCGTCAGTTACAGAAAGTTGGGTGCAACTCCCAGCAGCTTTAGTGGATGCCTCATTTTAACCTTAGTCGGTGCAATGCCGACCTTTGATCCCTATGGATCCCCTCCAGCGGTGGTGGATGAACTTACCACTCCGACCCGCTACCTCCGGCACAGCTAGTTCATGCTGATTTCTTAGCCGGCGATTGATGACGGTTCCCCTCTGGAACCGAACACCAAC